GAACCACCTTGATCAAAGATCGAAGCGATAACAGTTTTCATCAATGCTTCAGTTGCAGTACGCTGTGTACCATCGGTACGAGTAGAAACACCTGAAGTTGCTGGAGCTGAACCACCACTGCTAAGTTGTTGGTTAAGTCAGAGGATGAAAAGGGGATTCGTCATCATTGGTCTAATGTCGATTCTCGTGGTAAGGAAGGTATTGAGAAGATTACTGCTGTTGGTTTTGGGGCAGTAATGATTCGTAGGGAAGTGTTTGAGAAGGTTCCTCAGCCTTGGTTTGATGCAGGATGGGGGCCGACAGGTGTAGTAGGTGAGGATGTTCACTTCTGCGTTAAGGCTGGTGATAATGGCTTTGATACTTACGTGGATCACGAGCTGTCTATGCACATCAAGCACGTAGGTACGTATGAGTACGGCTGGGAAGATTTTGAGCAACTAGAGGAATAATATGGCTTTTAGTACATACAGTGAACTAAAGACTACGATAGCTAGTTACTTAGCTCGTAGTGATTTAACGGCTATGATTCCTACGTTCATCCAGTTGGCTGAATTACGTCTGCGTAGAGAACTCAGAACTCGTCAGATGTTGGTTGTAGCTACAGCATCTACTACTGGCGGTGACTCTACTGTTGGATTACCTACAGACTTCTTGTCAATGCGTGACATTCACGTTAATACGAATCCTATTACGACTTTATCTTATCAGGCTCCTAATGCTTTCTATAACTCTTACAGGGCTACAGAATCAGGTAAACCTACTGAATATACTGTGTTAGCGACAGAGCTTCAATTGTCTCCTATTCCTGACAGCACTTATCAGCTTCAGATGCTTTACTACGCACAGCCTTTTTTCTTGAGCGACACGAATCAAGGTAATGTATTCTTAACTAACTTTCCTGATGCGTTGCTTTACGCTTCTTTAGGTGAGGCAGAACCGTATCTAATGAATGACGCAAGATTACAGACTTGGGCTAGTTTGTACGATAGAGCAATATCATCAATAACGATTGCAGACCAGAGTAGTGAGTACAGTGGTCAGCCAATGTCAATGAACTATAACGTGAGGTAAATCATGGCAGAAATGTCGAACTACTTAGAAAACGCTCTGATTAACGCTACCTTGCGTAATACGAGCTACACAAGTCCTGCTGCTGTTTATATCGGTCTATATACGTCTGATCCTACTGATGCCAATACTGGTACTGAAGTATCTGGTGGCTCTTATGCACGAGTAGCGGTTACGATGGGTGCGCCTAGTAACGGTGTATCTACGAATACTGCTGCGGTAGAGTTTGCACAGGCTTCTGGCTCATGGGGAACAGTTGGCTGGATCGGTATTCTTGACGCTTCTACTAGCGGTAACTTGCTGTATCACACAGCATTAGACACATCGAAAACTATATCATCTGGAGATATCTTTAAGATAGCTATTGGCGGTCTTAGCGTAACTCTGGCGTAAGGAGTAAGCGATGCCACTAGTTGTCGCAGATCGTGTTAGGGAATCATCTACTACTGCTGGCACTGGTACGCTGACGCTTGCTGGTGCTGTAGCTGGATTCCAGTCTTTTGCTGTTATTGGTAACGGTAACACTACCTACTATTCTATTGTTGATAGCACTGCTAACACATGGGAAGTAGGTATCGGTACTTACACATCGTCAGGTACTACATTAGCTCGTACTACGGTATTGGCTAATAGTTCTGGTACTACTTCACCTATATCGTTTGCAGCTAATAGCAAGGACGTATTTGCTACATATCCTGCTGGCAAGTCTGTTCATGAAGATGCTGATAATACGGCTTACGCAGAGCAGTTAGGAGCTTCTAACGGTATCGTAATTAACAAGCAAACTGTAGCTACAAGTTTCTCTATTCCTAGCGGATATTCGGCTATGAGTTCTGGCCCTATTACGATTAATAACGGTATTAGCATAACTGTACCTGATGGTTCCAGATGGGTGGTTCTTTAGATGTTTGGTTTATCGGCATATTCGCAAGCACCGTATTCGTCATTAGCTGCTTCTGGTAATGTCGTATTAGCCACTGCTAGTGTAGATGCTTTTGCCACAGTAACAGCAAACGCTTTTGCTATATATAGTGGTGCAGGAAGTATTAACGGATCAGCTACGGTTTCTGCTGTTGGCATCAGGATTCAGACTGCTACAGGCTCTATAGATGCAACTGCGGTGGTAACTGCGGCTGGTGGCATTATTTATAGTGCTAGTGGCTCAATAATTGGTACTGCTACTGTAACGGCTAATGGTGGCTTAATAATACTTGCTACTGCTGCTGTAGATGGTACGGCAACGGTTACGGCAGAGGCTACTAGAACATTATTCTTTACTGGTGCTATTGACGGTACTGCTACGGTTACGGCTGACGGCATTAGGATTCAGGTAGGTACTGCTGCTATTGATGGAACAGCTACGGTAACATCAAGTAGCGAAGTTGATTACAGTGGCACTGCCTCAGTAGATGCTTTGGTAGAGGTTTCATGTTTAGCAATAGCTGTATGGAACGCCATAGCACGTATAGAAGGAAATGCAGATATAAGCGCAGACGGTCAGGTAATTGGCGATGAGTGGGATAACGTAGTAGAACAAACGAATACTTGGACTATTGTTCCTGAAGGCGGTAACACATGGACAGTAGTAGCAACACAATCTGATACTTGGACAAGGCAATAAAGATGGCTAAACAACGCATAATATTCGGTGAATGGCTACCAGATCAACCTGGCGTTACAGGTGCTTTAACTGGCGCAGTTAACTGTTATCCAGTTACTAACGGATATGCTCCGATTCTTGATGAAGTTGAGTATTCTGACGATGCTAACGCTAATTTACTGACTTGTTTTGCGGGTAAATACGCAGGAACGGTATCATTATTTGGTGCTTCAGCTAGTAACCTGTACAAGTTTACTGCTGGTACTCGTGCGATGTCTCCATTAACTACTGCCGGATACAGTGCTATTGAGTATTGGGATGTTACGCAGTACGGTACAAAGATGATTATGGCTAACGGTACAGATAAATTGCAGTCATACACGTTAAATTCATCGACTTATGCTGGTGATTTGGCTGCTGCTGCTCCTGAAGCTAAGTATGTAACCGTAGTTAAAGACTTTGTAGTCGCTGCTAACGTAGCTGGCGAAGAAAACAAAGTTTACTGGTCGGATATTAACGATGAAACAGATTGGACTCCTGGTCTTGCTAGTCAATCTGACTCTCAGGTTATGCCTGACGGTGGTGACATCACTGGTTTAGCGGGTGGTGAGTTCGGTATCGTGTTCTTAGAACGTGCTATCTACCGTATGTCTTATGCAGGTAGTCCTTATTTCTTCCAGTTTGACGCTATTAACCGTACTTTAGGCTGTATCTCTGCCGGATCAATCATAAACTTTGCAGGATTAACATATTTCTTAGCAGACGATGGTTTTTACGTGTGTGATGGTCAAACAACTAAAGGAATCGGTACAGAAAAGATTGATCGTTGGTTCTTTGATAACGCAAACTTGACAGCCGTTAAGTTAGGTATGTCATCTGCTGTAGATACAGAGAAAAGACTGATTGTTTGGTTATTCCCTGCACAGAACGGTGACAATTTACTACTGATTTACAACATTGCATTAAACAAATGGTCGTATGCAGAGACTACTGCTGACAGCGTATCGTTTGCGCTAACGCCATCAGTAACGCTAGAAGGTTTGGACGCATTTAGCGCAAGCATTGACTCACTAGGTATCTCTTTAGATGATCGTCAGTGGGTTGGTGGTCTATTGTTATTGTCTGCAACGAGAGGCCCTAATATCGTTACCTTTAGCGGTCAATACAAACAGGCTGCTTTAACGTCAGGTGACATAGATGTAGGTCATTCAGTTATTACTTTAGGCAGACCTATTGTGGACGCTGGTAGTGGCTCTGTAGCGGTTGCAAGTCGTGAGCTGCTAGATAGTGCTATTACGTTCGGGACTGCCTCTGTAGCCGATTCTGAGGGTCGCTGTGGGCTGCGTTCTGCTGGTAGGTATCACAGGGTTCAAACTAATCCTAGCGGCACATGGAAAACTGCTGTAGCGGTTGAAATAGAGATTAGCGGTCAGGGTACTCGATGACGAGAACAGTCCAGTTTCAGACGTTACCGCCTTTTGGTGGAGATCAGCGACAGGTTGCTGAAGTCGTTCGTGGCGTTATGGATGGTAAGACGAATAACACTGGTACGGTTACTTTAGCCACAGGCAATGCGACTACTACGACTATATACGACAGCCGTATAGGTAACGAGAGCTTGATATTCTTAGTTCCTATAAGTAATGCTGCGGAGGCTGATGCGGCTCCTTATGGAGCGTTTCAGGATACTACAGATCAGACTGCTGCTAATACGACTACTGCTTACGCAATAACATTAAACACTACTGACTATTCTAACGGTGTGTATCTATCGAATAGTTCAAGAATGAACGTCAGAAATTATGGCGTGTATAACATTCAGTTTTCTATTCAATATAAAAATACTACTAACGATTCACAAGACGTAGATATTTGGTTTAGAAAGAACGGAACGAATGTTGACGGATCAAATAGCAGGTTTAGTATGCCAGCTAGAAGAAGCTCAGGCGATCCTAGTCATTTAATAGCAGCACTTAATTTCTTTTTGGAATTGCAAGCCAATGATTATGTTGAGATAATGTGGCGTGTTTCTGATATTGGAGTATCCATCGAGCATTACGGTACTAGCACGAGTCCTACAAGACCGTCTATTCCTAGTGTGATAACTACGATGCAATACATAGCTCCATCAGCGACAAGTAACATATACGTTTCTTCACAAACTCAAGGGAGTGCTACTTTGACACATTGGTCTAATAACACAGCAGATAAGACATACGGCTACATTGTGGTGGGCTAATGGAATTTAGACATATACCAGTAGCAGATATACGGAAATGGTGGGCATCAATTAAAGCACCATTGGACAAAATTAAAGGGTATAGCCCAGAGGATTGGATAGTAGAAGATGTCTATGCAGATTTAATCTCTAATAGATCACTTCTATGGGTAGTTTTGAAGGAGCAGAGGTTCGGTGGCTTCTTCATATTGCAGCCATCTGGACTACATCTACACGTTTGGGCGGCTTGGACGTTAGAAAATGATTATCAAATGGTTGAAGATGGGCTAAAATACATAAAAGGCTTGGCAAGTCAAGCTAATGCAAAATATGTAACTTTCTCTAGCCATCGACAAGGTTGGCAACGTAGGGCTAAGAAGCTCGGCTTCAAGCCTAAACAGTGGATTTGCGAAATTTAAGGAGTAAAAAATATGGGCGGAGGCGGAGGCGGGTCAACCACGACTAGCGGGATTGATGAAAGCATTAAGCCGTATGTAACGTATGGTCTTGAAGAAGCTAAACGTCAGTACCAAGCACCTGGAGCGCAATTCTTTCCTGGTCAGACTTATGTGTCTCCTAGTGAGGCTACTCAGTCTGCATTACAGGCTGCTCAAACTAGAGCTATGTCAGGCTCTCCTATTCAGGCAGCAGCTAATCAAGAATACTTAGCTACTGTTCAAGGACGAGGTGTTAATCCATTCTTAGAGGGTGCTTTAGCGGGAACTACTCGTCAGGCTACAGAGGCTTATACTCGTGGCGTACAAGGTATTCAATCTAAAGCTGCATCTGCTGGTCGTTACGGATCTAATGCAATGGGTCAGCAAGTTGGTCAAGCTCAGGATATATTTGGTCGTAACCTAGCGGAACAAGCAGGTCAATTAGCTTATGGTTCCGCTGAAGCAGAACGCAATCGTCAAATGGCTGCTGTAACTGGTGCGCCAGCTTATGCTCAGTCTGATTACCAAGACATTCAGAAGTTACTAACGGCAGGTCAAGGTCAAGAGTCATATCAGCAGAAAGCTCTGCAAGACGCTATCAACCGTTACAACTACGAACAGACACTGCCACAGCAGAAGCTACAACAATTCACTAATCTATTCACTAGTGTGCCTTCTGGTGGTACTAGTACGACTACACAATCAGGAGGCAAATAATGGCTGATCCAGTAACTTTAGCTATGGTAGGTGCTGCGGCTGGTGCTGCATTAAAGCCTAACGATCCATTAAAAGGCGCAATGTTAGGTGCTACTGTTGGATTTACAGGTGGCACTGCATTAGGTGTAGGTGCTGCTGGCACTGCTGCCGCAGGAACAGCCGGAACTGCTGCTGCTACTGGCGGAACTGCTGCGGCTACTGGAACTGCTGCTGGCACTAGTGCAATGGCTGCTCAACCTGCTTTATCTTATGCTGGCGGAAATATAGCTAATGCTGCAAATATGGCTAACACAACTAATGCTGCTAATTTAGCTGCAATGAATTCTGCTGGAATGAGCTTTGCTGGTATGCCTTCTAATGCTGTAAATGCTGCGAATACAGCAAATACTGCAAATACTATTGGCTCAGTAAATGCAACTAATTCAGGATTAAGTTTTGCAGGAATGTCACCTAGTACAGTTAATACTGCTCCTTCATTTATGGATAAATTAGGTATGGCAGGTAAGTCTGCTTATGCCCATCCTGGTGAATCATTGGCGGCATTAAATGCAACTCAAGGTTTATTATCTCCAGAACAAATTGCATCTGCTCCTGCTGTACCAATACAGGCTAGAGGTCAGCTAAGACCTTTTGATCCTATTGCATTGCTTGATCCTTACAAGCCATCAGTTATTGGTAGTCAGCAAAGTAATCAATTTTCACTAATTTAGGTGATATATGGCAATTGAAGATTTAACACCGTTCGGAACTTTACCTAAAGCATATCAAGGGTTACTAGGTGCTGATGAAACTGCTGCTCTGCAAAAAAGAGCGCAAATACAGGGCTTGCTAGGTGCAGGTTTAGCTTTAGCTAAAGGTATGAGTGCGTATGGTCCACCACGTTCAGCATTGCAAAACATATTAGGTGCAGCAGCAGGTGGATTCGAAAGTGCTGGCGGTGCTTATGAAGGTGGACTAAAGCAAGCTATGAATGCTCAAGACATACGTCAAAAGCAGATACAGATACAGCAAGCAGATGCGCTACGTAAAGAAGTTGAGAACGTAATGAAAACTCCTGAAGTAGCTAAGAATCCTTCATTGGTAGCGTTACTACGTGCTGATCCTAAAGAAGGATTAAAGTGGATTAACGAGAACATGGCTATATCTCGTGCTTATACTCAACAGCAGCCGCAACAAGCACCTAGATTTGATGCTGAAGGTAAAATAATTGAAGTTGAACCTGTAACTGCTCCATTAGATAAAAGAGCGCAGTTATTCCAGACTTTAGATCGTCTAAGCGGAGTTGCTGGTGAAGCAGCAAGAAAAGAAAAAGAAATTGTATTAAAGCAAATTGAGGCTTTAGATAAACAAGAAGAAATAGTAAGAAAGAGAGCTGACTTTACTAATGAACCTCGTAGAGTTGCTGCTTCAATGTTTAACGGAAAACAAATTGAAGAATTAAACCCTAATGAGTTAGCGCAATTACAAGAAAAGCTAGATAAATTAGAGATAGCAAAACGTAGAGCTGGTGCTACCGTAATTGATATGGGTAGTAGAGAGATGGAAAAAGAGTTTGCTAAAGGTGTCGTTGAAGATACTAGAGCATCTTTTAACCAAGCTAAATCATCAGTTAATACAATTAATGCAGTACAAAAATTACGTCCAATTCTATCGGCAGGTGTTTATGAAGGATTCCAAGCTGGAGTTCCTCGTTCAGTAGATCAATTTGCTGCTGCTTTAGGTGTCTCTGGTAAGAATACTCAAGAAAAGTTAGCTCGCACAGCTCAGGCTATGCAGCAGTTAGCTGCTCTTGAATTAGACGCTGCTAACTCAATGAAGGGTCAAGGAACAATTACTGACTTTGAACGTGGCTTAATTGCTCGTGCATCTGGTGGTAATTTACGTGACTTTACTGCTGTTGAGATTAATGCTTTATTGGATAGTTTAGATAAAGTTGCTAGAGCAAAAATTCAGTCTCACCAACAGAATTACGAAATAATGTCTAATGATCCTACTGGTAAAAAGTATTCTAAGTATTACAAAATAGACGTTCCTAAAGGTACTCCACAAGAGACTCCTGCTGCTCCTACTGGTGGGGTAAGAAAATATAATCAGCAAACTGGAGGACTTGAATAATGCCTAAAATTATTGATATTCCTGGTCATGGCATGGTTGAGTTTCCTGACTCAATGAGCGATGCTCAAATATCTCAGGCTATTCAAACTAACATATTGAAGCAACCAGCTCCTAAATTAAGTGCTGGCGATGTAGCTACACAAGCAATTTCAAACTTACCATCATCTTTTGCTAACTTGGCAGAAGGCGTTTATCAAGCGGTTACAAGTCCATTGCAAACAGGTAAAGCAGTGTTAGACGTTGCTGCTGGTGGATTACAGAATATCCTGCCTGAGAGATTAGTTCAGGCTATAGGCGAGGATAAAGCATCTCGTGAGGCTGCAAATAAAGTAGGTCAAATGTATGTTGACCGCTATGGTGGAGTAGAAAATGCTAAACGTACTATTGCTAACGATCCTGCTGGTTTCATGGCTGACGTATCTACTGCTCTTACTGGCGTTGGTGGTGTTGTGCCAAAGGCAGGAAAACTAGCTGCTGCTGTTGATCCTTTATCGTTAGCAGTAAAAGGAACTGGTAAGGTCGTATCAGGCGGTGCTAAGTTAGCTACAGAAGGATTAGGTGTATCTACTGGAGCTGGTTCTGCTGCTATTAAAGAGGCGTTTAAAGCAGGTCGTTCAGGTGGTCAGGCCGCTCAAGAATTTAAACAAAATATTCGTGGTGAAGTGCCTGTTAGTGATGTGTTGGATGTCGCTAAACAAAACTTAGCAGACATGAATGCAGCTAAACAGGCTGAATATCGTTCTGGCATGGTTAATATTAAGGGCGATAAGACAGTATTAGACTTTGCTGGAATTGATAAGGCTTTGCTTAATGCTCAGAATCGTACTGTCTATAAAGGCAAAGTAATCAACCAAAAGGCTGCTGATGACGTAGCAGAGGTTAGTCGTGTTGTGGATGATTGGAAGCGTGAGAATCCTGCTGAGTATCATACCCCTGAAGGTATGGATGCGCTAAAGAAGCGTGTTGGTGATGTTCTTGAGGGTATTCCTTTTGAGCAGAAGAATGCTCGTGCTGCTGTTGGTAACGTATATAACTCCATTAAGTCTGAGATTTCTAAGCAAGCTCCAACGTATTCAAGAGTAATGAAGAATTACTCTGACTCGACTGAGCAAATTCGTGAGATTGAACGTGCTTTATCGTTAGGTAATAAGGCTTCAGCAGATACAGGTATTCGTAAACTACAGTCTTTAATGCGTAATAACGCTAATACTAACTACGGTCAGAGAAAGCAGTTAGCAGAGCAATTAACGCAAGCAGGTGGTCGTGACATCATGCCAGCATTATCAGGTCAAGCATTGAGTGAGATGACTCCTAGAGGGCTACAAAGAGCTACAGCGATACCTACAAGTTTAGGAGCTTACTCTTTGGGTGGATTCCCTACTGCATTGGCATCGTTAGCTGCATCTTCACCTAGATTGGTTGGCGAGGCTACTTACGGAGCAGGTGTAGCAGGTCGTGGCATAGATATGATTCCACCTAGCCTACTTGATCCAAGACTGTATAACATACTGTATCAATCCGGTAACGTAACAAAGAATCGGGAATAACATGGCAAAAACAAAGATCAGCGAATTTAGCGCAACAGCAAGCTCAAATACTGATATTGACGGTATTAATCTTGCAGAAGGCATGGCTCCTAGCCTTGTCAATAACGCAATTCGTGAATTAATGGCGCAGTTAAAGGATCAGCAGGTAGGTACTTCTGGTGACAACTTTACGGTAGGCGGTAACTTAGCCGTAACTGGTACGTCAGCATTTACTGGTAACGTAGCGTTTAGCGGCACTACGAATACGATTGCTGGTAACTTAATACTAGGTACTGATACGTCCTCCACAGTGGGCTTTACAGGCACTACAATCAATGTTCCTACTGCGTTTGTGATTAACAGCACTGGAGCTGTAAAAATCCCTACAGGCACTACTGCACAACGTCCTACTGCTGCTACAGGTCAGCTAAGATATAATACAACTTTAGCAATACTTGAGACGTATGATGGTTCTGCGTGGGTTCCAGTAGGCGGTGCTAACGGTGGTGGTGGAGCTATCTTTGAGAACAGTAATACGGTATCAGCTAACTACACGATTACTACGAATAAGAACGGAATGAGTGCTGGCCCGATAACGGTGGCTTCTGGTGTAACGGTAACAGTACCTAGCGGTTCAAGATGGGTTGTTGTATAGTTAACAATATTATGGAACATATTAAACCTGCTCATTTATATAAAATTACTGATGTAACGTCAGGCAAATATTATGTCGGTAAGCACGTTGGAGTTTCCCAAAATGGATATTGGGGAAGCGGTCTAAGATGGAGAAGTTATGTTAAAAAACATGGCAAAAGTAATTTAAAATATGAAATATTGCTAATTGGTGAACATAAATACATTCTTGATATTGAGAATAGATACGTAACTTTAGACTATATAAAAAACAATCCGAATTGTCTTAATCTTAGGCAAGGTGGAGATAGTGGGAATTTAAAGTTCCCTATGCAAAAGAAAAAGAAACACCACCATCAGTCTCTGGCAGTAAAGTAGGAGGGAGTCGGTGACATTCGCCTAAGTCGCCTTCTTTATCTGCTATAAAGAAAAC